TGCTGTTCCATCTCCAGGTGCTGTTCCAGGTGCTGTTCCTGGTGCTGTTCCTGGTGCCGATCCTGGTGGGGCACTAGGAGCTGGAAACTTTACATTTTTACAATCAAACAGATTTTCGGTTTTATCCCTATACTGACCACAATTTACGAATTGTAAGAACTTTTCCTTAGTTATTCCTTCAGATCCCGATTTGCCCTCATCATTATCGGCACCACCAGACTGTGTGTTTTTTGGTAATTCAAATTGTGTTAATGTTCTAAATAACGAATTTGCTATTTGGGAATTGACGGATAATTTTTTTAAAGCTTCAACATCATTAGTATCCTTACCCTTTGTAATATCATTTCGCGTAAATGGTTCAGTAAAACCTATTTTTTTTCTAATAAGTAATGCATTTTGATCATCTTTTTTAGTTAAAAATACTATAAATTTAACTTGAGAAATTTCGTCTGCACCTTTGGATAATGTATTAAATATAGCAGAAATTTCATCATTTGTTAATGGTTTACCTTGATTAGAAGCATCTTCTTGTTTAGACTCTGCTTGTCCTGTGGGTTCTTCTTGTTTAGACTCTGCTTGTCCTGTGGGTTCTTCTTGTTTAGACTCTGCTTGTCCTGTAGGTACATCATTACTTTTAAATTTATTATTTGGATGCATTTCATCAAATTTTTCTTGATAAATATCTATAGCATTTGCAATAGAGCTTTCACATTTTTCACCTATATTTTTTAGCATTAAATCATAAAATCGATCAAGTTTTTCTTCAGCTTGTTTCAAATCATTTGGAACAAAATTGTAATCCATATCTTCTCCTTTAAATAAATCCATACATTCTTTATCTATATGATAATGCTTAGGATCTTTATTAAATTTGATTTTAAAATTATCTACATAGTCACTCCATATTTCAATTAGTTTGAATATTGTAGCTTCATCATCTTCACATGTTTTAAATAAATCATGTATTTTATCGTATTTATCGTTTGCATCATCTTCATTATCTGGAACAGTATCATCTAGAGAAGATATATCACATTTACTACTTTTACTTGAAGTTGAAGTTGAACCTAAACCCATTGCTGGGTCAGTATCAGGATCAGGTTGTTGTGCTTTAGCATCGTCTTTTTTTGGTGACAACTCGGGTTGCAGTAATAAATCAAAATGTTTTTGTCCTTTATTTATAATATAAATAACATTTTTACCACAATCGGAATTATCCGGTTTATTATCTAATAATATACCAGATTTATCTATAAATTGAAGACCTTGATTTATTCCGGTTGTATCAGGTGTATTAATTGCAATACATACATTAAATAATTTTGCAATAATAGCAGCTTCATTTTCTTCGCCCCATTCATTTTTTATAATTCTATTAAAAGTATTATATATCTTAGTAACGCCGCCAAATGTTTCTATAAATTTAGTATCATCTTTGGTTATATTTGCACAAATATAGGTTGCTAATACATTTTTAAAATTACCTATATATTTCGGAAGAGAATTTCCCTTAACTATCTTTTGTGGTTTCCAACCAGGTATTTCATTATATTTACCATATTTATTTATAAGAATACCCGCAATAATAGCTTCATATAAACAATCTCCGTCACCAATAATATCATATTCACGATAGTCAATATCATTAATTTTGTTTATTTTCAATGAGTCCCATTTCATGGTAATACTTTGACTAATGTCCTTTGATAATATAGGAATATCTTTATCAATAGTAGATCCTAATTTAGGTAATCCCTTACAAGCTTGAGAAATGAGCTCTTTATTTTTTTTAGCATTTTCATTATATTTGGCTTTTACATCAGCGTCTTGTTCTGCAGTTCTTGGTGGCATTTTTTTATCAGGCATAATGTCTGGTACACTAATATTATATTTACCACGAGTAGAACTGTCTAACCCTAAATCTGTGAGACTTTTTTCCCATATGTTTCGTAGTAGCATTGTTTCATCTTCATTTTTTTTTGATTTATAATACCCTTGTAAATAATCAATAATAGTCTTCTTTGCATCTTCTAAACAATCCATATTAGTGGAAGCTGTAAAATACTTGTTCATGACATCTTTTCTTTCATCATTTTTCATTTTAATAAATTCATTTCTAGTAGGGGCCTCTTTATAATTGCAATTACCAGCGCCACCGACATAAATTTTCAATGTTTTATTTTTTATATTTCTATGCTTTTTATGTTTTTTCTCCGATACATGCTTAGACTTTTTCTTTCTGCGATTATTGAAATTTTTTCTAGTATCGTTTTTTTTATTCTTAATCTTATTAAGTTTATTCTTTGATAATTTCATTTATATATAATACTTTTAGAAAAAGTATTAACAGGTTTTTTATTTTATAAAGTTATATTAATATGGTTGTAATAGTTAGTTGTGAAAAAGCGACATCACCTGTGGATATAAATCAAAAAAAAATAATGGGACCATGTAGTTTAAAATGTGATTACAATTATAATTATGGAACATATACCCCAAATATTACAAATAAGGATGATTATCTATCATTAAATTATACAGGTAAAAGTAATCCTGTTAAATATAATGAGTTAAATTATGAGGTAGTAGATGTGAGAATATATCATAGTTCGTTACATCAGTATAATGGTGTTCATGCAGCTGGAGAGATATTGATAATTCATGGTGGATCTGGAAAAAATTTAATTGTAAGTATTCCATTTCAAGTAGGTAGCAAACAAGATAAAGGATCTGAACAATTGGGGAAAGTATTATCAGAAGCAGCTGCGAGAACTCCGACAAGCACTGATTCAGTAACATTATCTATAGGGGATTTTTCATTAGGAAATTTTATTCCTGATAAAAAGGCATTTTATTCATATACAGGAACATTACCATATACTCCTTGTAATGGAACATACCAATATATCGTATATTCGGAAGAGAATTCATTAAATATATCAGAGCAAATTTACAAAAAATTTAAAAATATTACCCAATCAGTAATAACTCCAGTTAAAACAAATAATGTATTTTATAATAAAAATGGAGCTAATTTAGGAAATAAAGCCGATGATATTTATATAGACTGTCAACCTGTGGGCTCAGATGGCCAATTATTAGTAAATGAATCTGTATCGGCTGATAGTATGGGTGGAGGAGATATTGATATGGAAAAATTAGAGCCATTTTTATGGGTTATTGTAGCAATAATAGGTGCTGTAGCAATATCAAAGGGTATAGAATATGTATTAAATCATTTTAAAAAAAATAAGAGTAATTAATCAATATTTTCTCTCTACATCCCAAATATAAAATGTATATAGTATCAAAAATATTATATACATTTATTAAATTAAATAATAAATTGCGATGAGGTTACAACATCAGCTGCATCGTGTGTATTATCGGCTGCAGGCTTATAGTGTAGATGGTTGGGTCCAGATGTTTCTACTAATGGAGCCATTTGTTTAACAACCTCTTCTTCTAAAGTGACAGGGAATTGATTAAATGCGGAAAAATGTTTTCCCTTTTTCATTTCTGTTGGTAAAAATCTACTAATAGCAGCTGTACCAGTTGTAGAACTAGATCTTTTAATTAATTCATATGCTGCGAATAACGCAACAACACCTACAATAGGATTAGAATGAGCTACTAAGAAAAAGGCCACCATTAATACGACAATATTGCCGTAAATACTATCAATCATTCCGGCAACTGCATGAGGAGTGTGAATACCTGAAATAATGTATAATACTAATACAATTAATAGCACTAGATGATGACGACTACTCTTTTTGAATAAATCTTTGTATGATTCCATATATCATATTATTATATTTTTTATTTTATTCAAATGTGAATTTCTAAATATTAATAAAAATTGATTAAACATAATAATTTATTAAACTAATAAAGAATAATGAGTTATATCGGAAAAAAAGGATATTCAATTTATAAAAGTGATTTAACGAATAAAGAACAAATATATATTCGTAATGAATTAAGTGTTAAACCATATCTGCCTAAATCACCTATTCAACCTGAACCATTTCCTGTATATCGAGAATCTCCCTTAAAGTTTTATCTACCTAGATATTTTGGTATTGAACACTTTGGAGTCACCACCAATAATAAACTATCATTGGGTGATGATATAGATGTTACATTTAATGGCGAAATGAGAGATTATCAAATTAATATTGTAGATAAATATATTAAATCAGTTGCTGAAAGTGGTGGTGGGCTATTAGATGTTGATCCTGGTAAAGGAAAAACTGTTATGGCACTTAATATTATATCAAAATTAAAAAAGAAAACATTAGTTATTGTGCATAAATCATTTCTATTAAATCAATGGATAGAAAGAATTCAACAATTCTTGCCTACTGCCCGTGTAGGAAAGATTCAAGGACAAATAATCGATATTGAAGATAAGGATATTGTAATTGGTATGTTACAGTCATTAAGTCAAAAAGAATACCCAGAAAATATGTTTGATTCTTTTGGTATTTCTATTTATGATGAAACACATCATTTAGGTGCAGAAGTTTTTAGTAAGTCGATGATGAAATGTATTACAAATTATACATTAGGTTTATCTGGAACTATGCAAAGAAAAGACGGTCTCACAAAAGTATTTAAAATGTTTCTAGGGGATATTATACATAAAGAAAAAAGTAATACCAGTGAACATAAAGTAATAGTTAAATCAATTCAATATAAAGTAGATGATGAAGAATTTAACGAAATTAAATATGATTACAGAGGAAATCCATTATATAGTACAATGATTTCCAAGTTATGTAATTATAATCATCGGTCCGAATTTATATTAAAAGTATTAAAAAATGAATTAGAAATTAATAATGAACAACAGATCATGATCCTAGCACATAACAAAACATTGATTACATATTTATTTAAAGCAATTGAGCATAGAAATATTGGTACAGTTGGTTATTATATTGGGGGTATGAAGGAAGAACAATTAAAGCAAAGTGAAAGTAAAAAAATTATTATAGCTACATATGCAATGGCTTCTGAAGGATTAGATATAAAAACATTGACTACTTTAATTATGGCGTCGCCCAAAACAGATGTTTGTCAATCTGTTGGTAGAATCTTAAGAACAAAGCATACCAATCCATTGGTAATAGATATTGTTGATAGTCATGATATATTTGCTAAACAATGGCAGAAAAGAAGACAATATTATATTAAACAGAAATATAACATTATATCTAGTAACAATAATGACTATTTTGAAAATAAATGGGATACAGTATATGATCCTGAAAAAAATGATAAATCTTTGAAAAAAATAAAGAAAAAGGATGAACCCTTAAAAGG